TGAATTCTGCGTATGATAAGTATAGTTGCACCAAAGGAGATGTTGAAGGAATTCGAGTCACAGAGAAGAAAAGAGAGGAATCCTTCCCCTTGGGACCGCCGTGTTTAAACAAACTAGCAGTAATAGGATTTGGTGAAGGTTCAAGAAATAATGCATTATTTAATATAGCGGTGTATTATAAACAATCTAAACCAGATACATGGGAGGATGAAATTGTAAAAGCAAATATGAAATTCATGGACCCCCCATTAAGTAACAATGAAGTTCAACAGTTAATAAAATCTGTTAACAGAAAAGGTTATGATAAATATAGATGTAAGGATGCACCTATTAATTCTGTATGTCAATCAGGATTATGCAGAACAAAAAGATTTGGTGTAGGATTTGGCGAGGAAGAAATGCCGGTTCTTGGAAGTTTAACTAAATATACTTCTAATCCTCCTCAATGGTTTTTAGATGTAGATAAAAAAAGAATCGAACTAAAATCAGAACAACTTTATAATCCAGGTATGTTTGCGTTAGCTTGTTTAGATCAAGCTAATAAAATTGTACCTGTACCTAAACCTAAAGATTGGAAACAACATTTTTTAAAACCAATGATGACTAACTTACAAGAAGTAGAACCATTAGAGTCTTTAGATCCTATTAATGAAGTGACAGGACTTTTACAAGATTGGACTACTAATAGACAAACAGCAAGAACATTAGACGATATCTTTAATAAACTGCCTTATACAGATGGAGAGTTTACATATTTTAGAATGGAAGATTTTTACAGTTTCTTAAAAAAGAATAACTGGGACATGGATAAAATTAAAACTGGAAATTTAATTAAAAGATTAACTACTAAAGAAGGATATAGTGAAGATATATTTATAGAAGAAGTAAGAATGACCATTAAAAAACAAACACCAAGATTAATTAAAATTAAAACAATGAAAAAAATAGAAGCGTCTACTTCTAAAGAACCTTATCAACAAGAGAACTTTTAATGAAATACTCTAAAGATGTAGGGGTCAATTGGCATTTAAGATTTAGATTAATAATACACGAACTAACAGAAGAATTAGAATTAACACAAATACAATTAAAAATAGCGGAAAGGAAATTAAAGAAATATGAAAACAATAATACTAGGACCACCAGGGACAGGAAAGACAACAACGTTGTTAAACTTAGTCGATCAATTTCTAAAAGATGGGATAAGGCCTAGACAAATAGGTTACTTTTCTTTTACAAAGAAAGCTGCGACAGAGGCAGCCACACGTGCGGCCGAAAAATTTAATTTAGATATAGAAAACGATCTTCCATTTTTTAGAACTTTACACTCCTACGCATTTAATCAATTAGGAATGACTAAAGAAAAAATGATGAAACAAGAAGATTATAAAGAATTTGGACAGAAATGTGGGATTCCCATTAAGACTGCAAAGTATTCTACAGAAGATGGTACATTTAATTCAGACAATGAATATTTAACTATCATTAATACAGCTAGAGTTAAACGTATGGACTTACTAGAGTATTATGATTCGCGACAAAATATTTTAGATATAGAACGTGGTACTTTATTTTTATTAGCCGAAGAATTAAAACGATTTAAAAAAGAAAAAGGACTTAAAGACTTTACAGATTTACTGGAAGACTTTTTAAATAAAGAGACTTTAAACAAGTTTGAAGTATTATTTATAGATGAAGCTCAAGACTTATCATTACTACAATGGGATATGGTAAGAAAGATATGGAGTCGCGCAGGGAAAACTTACATTGCAGGTGATGATGACCAAGCTATTTTTAAATGGGCTGGTGCAGATGTAGATCATTTCATAGCTTTAAAAGAAGAAGTGGATGACATTCAAACCTTAGATCAATCTTATAGAATTCCTGGTGGACCTATACATGAACTATCTCAAAAAATAATAAGTAAAGTACAAAATAGATTTGATAAAGAATATAAACCTAGAGAAGAAATAGGAATCTTAAAAAGATATTCCGATATTACTCAGGTCGACATGAGCAAAGGTGAATGGTTAGTTTTATCTTCAGCCAACTATTTTTTAGAAGACGCAAAAGATTTGTGCGAAATTCAAGGATGGTACTTTCAATACAAAGGAATTAATTCTGTGCCTTTAAAATTATTATTAGCTTTAAATAATTGGGAAGCATGGCGTAAAGATGCACAATTAAATCATTTAGAAATTAAAAATATATATGAGTATTTAGGATCCAATGTTTTAGTTGGATTCCAAAAAGGTAAAACTTTACATTCAGATGTAAAATATACATTAAAAGAATGCAAAGAAACCCATGGATTAATTACCGATAAAGTTTGGTATGAAGCTTTTGAAGGACTTGATCCAATGACAGAAACTTACATTCGTAATATGAGGGCGAATGGCGAGCAAATAAATAAAAATCCTCGTATAAAAATGTCAACAATACATGGAGCGAAAGGAGGAGAAGCTGATCAAGTATTACTTATGCAGGACCTGACAGGTGCGGCAATTGAGACTTTTAGTCATGATCCAGATGAATTACATAGATTATTTTATACTGGAGCGACGAGAGCGAAACGCGAATTGCATGTGTTAGATCCTAAGAATTTTGATCGAGCTTACATAATATGACAAATAAAGATATGTTTAAAGGAACAACTTATAAATCCTTAGAAGAACAGGTAGGTGGGAAACACTACCGAAATATGCCTATTCAGCCAGCTGAGTTTATTAATGAAAATAAACTCTTGTTTGCTGAGGGAAATGCTATAAAGTACATTTGTCGTCATGCGATAAAAGGAAAAGAGGAAGATGTGAAGAAGGCAATTCATTATTTAGAAATGATACTCGAAAGAGATTACTCGTGAGGAATACTCAAATTCCTCTCTTTGCACCCGAAACAGAATGGGTAGCCCCACATGAACTGAAAGATTTATCAGGAGCCAAGGAAGTGGCGATTGATTTAGAGACTTATGATCCTGAATTAACCACTTTAGGCTCGGGTAATGTCACGGGAAAAGGGCACATTGCTGGCGTTGCGGTGGCCGTAGAGGGCTGGTCGGGCTATTATCCTATAGGACACGAGGGTGGTGGAAATATGGACAAAAAACTCGTTTTAGAGTGGGTCCAGGACCTTGTAAATCAAGAAAAAACCACCTTTATATTTCATAATGCTATGTATGATGTCTGTTGGTTAAGACAAGCCGGTATAAAAATTAGAGGTAAGATTGTCGATACAATGATTGCAGCCTCATTAATAGATGAAAATAGACTATCTTATAGATTAGATATCTTATCAAGATATTATGTAGGTTTAGGTAAGAACGAATCTTTATTAAATGAAGCAGCCAAAAGTTATTCTATTAATCCTAAATCAGAAATGCATAAGCTTCCTGCAATGTATGTAGGTGAGTATGCTGAACGTGATGCTGAAGCTACATTAAAACTTTGGCAAAGACTAAGTACAGAATTATATAATCAAGAATTAATGGATGTCTTTACATTAGAGACAAAATTATTTCCTTGTTTAGTTGACATGAGATTTAAAGGTGTAAGAGTTGATCTTGAACATGCGGACAATTTGAAAAAAAATCTTATGAAACGAGAAGCCAAAATAGTGAGTAAAATCAAGGATTTAACAGGAATTGACGTTGAAATTCATGCAGCTCGAAGTATTGCAAAAGCGTTCGACAAATTAAAACTTCCCTATGATAGAACAGAAAAAAGTAATGAGCCTAGCTTTACAAAAAACTTTTTACAAAACCATCCTCATGAGTTAGCTCGATCAATTGCAGACGCAAGAGAGATTAACAAAGCGCATACAACTTTTATAGATTCAATTACCAAGCATGCACATAATGGAAGAATACATGCAGACATAAATCAGATTAGATCAGATCAAGGTGGAACAGTAACAGGAAGATTCTCAATGAGCAATCCAAACTTACAGCAGATTCCAGCGAGGCACCCGGAGCTCGGACCGATGATTAGATCTATATTTATTCCAGAAGGAAATCACAAATGGGGATCATTTGACTACTCACAACAAGAACCTAGAATTTTAGTGCATTATGCAAAACTACAAAATTTAGAGGGAGTTGATGAAATTGTAGACGCATACAAGGCCGGAGACGCGGATTTCCATCAGGTCGTGGCCGACATGGCAGGCATAGAACGGAAGCAAGCTAAGACGATTAATTTAGGTCTTATGTATGGAATGGGTAAAAATAAATTGATGGCTGAACTAGGTTTAATGAAAGACTCAGCAGGAAAATTAATTGCTCAGTATCATAGAAAAGCTCCTTTTGTAAAACAACTTATGGATAATGTTACACGTAAAGCAGAAGACAGAGGTAAGATTAGAACTTTAGGAGGTCGTGCGTGTCATTTTGATTTATGGCAGCCAGTACAATTTGGTGTCTTTAAACCATTACCTCTAGAACAAGCTAGAAAAGAATATGATGAACCATTAAAGCGTGCATTTACTTACAAAGCTTTAAATAAATTAATTCAAGGTAGCGCGGCCGATATGACAAAAAAAAGTATGGTAGCTTTATACGAAAATGGTATAATACCTCACATACAAATTCATGATGAAGTAGATATTTCTATTGAATCTGATGCCCAAGCTGAAAACATTATAGAGATTATGGAATCAGCTGTAGAACTTAAAGTTCCAAACAAAGTTGATTACGAACATGGTGCTAATTGGGGAGAGATTAAATAATGAGGTATTTCTATGGATTACAGATTCACAGGTATATTGATAATATTATTATGTTTGTTGGCTTTTTGCGTAAAGCCTATACAAAATCCCACATTGAAAAATCAGTCTAAAGACTATATACTCCCTAAGCCAAAACCAAAAAATGATTGATAAATACATATTAAAATTTTGTGACATGTTAGATAGATATACTGCATGGATAGATAATTTATTGTTTGCACCTCGTTGTAAATGTAAAAAGAAAAAGAAAAATGGCAAATAAACCATTAAAAATTTCTGAAGAAGCAGCCGTGCAGATGCCGATGAAGACGGTTGCCTCGTTGATCTGTATGGTCGCGATTGGAACCTGGGCATATTTTGGTATTAATGAGAAGCTCAACCAGCACAGCACCAAATTAGAATTGTTTGAAAAAGATTTACAACATAATACTGAGTTTAGAATCAAATACCCGCGTGGAGAATTAGGGCAGT